GGAGGGGAGGGGCCCCAGCAGCTATCCTTTTTCCATAACTGCTCTGTCCTGTGTTTTGCATTGCTGTTGCTTTGTGTGTTTTTGTGTTGCTGTTGCTTTCTGTGTTTTTCATCCCCGCTCTTTCTGTGCTCGTTTCCTTGCCTTGTTTTGTCTTCGTTTTTTTGTGTGTTTTTGGTGTGTTGTTTTTTGGTGTGTGTTATACTGTAGTTGTCCGCTTCGAGGGAAAGGAAAATAAAATGAACACCGTTGTTTCGTTTGATTGGTGGTCCAATTCCATAACGGTGGCATTCACTGACTGCAACGCCGCACATTATTTCTCGATGGGTAATGCCGTTACTGTCAAGGGTGTGAAGGCGCGTACGCGTCGTGAATTGCGCAGGGCAACGGGCGTGGAATTGTCTAATCTGGAGTATTGGCGGACGGATGGTTCCGTTGATTATTATCGTGCAAATAGGAAGGGCGATTGACATATAAAAGTAAAGCCCCTAGGCGATAACCTAGGGGCTTTTCTTATGTCGCGCTACTGTTGGTCTGTTACGGTGATTTTCAGACTGTCCAGCTTTGCTTTTACCGCGTCCTGTACTGTCTTGGCAATGGTGTCAGGGTTCGCGCCCATTGCTTCGGATAATGCTTTGACTGCTGCGGTGAGCGCCGTTACTTGTGCGGTCAACGCTGGTAGCATGGTGTCGTGGATACGGATTACGTCGCTGGTTGCGTCGCTTACGATATCGCGCGCGTATCTGCCGTTGGGGAGTTTGTGCATCCATTGTCCGCTGACAAGTCCGGTGTCGTGCATTCGGATTACGTCGCTGGTTGCATCGCTGATAATGTCGCGTGCTGCGCGTCCGTTTGGAAGTTTGTGTGTCCAAAATCTCATGATATCTTCGTCGGTCAATGCCATTTCGTCGTCTCCTTTTAATAGTTCGTTTGCTTTGTTAATGACATAGTTTACATCGAGTCCGTTTGGCGCTAGGTCAGGACAGCCGTAATGGTCGGTGCCCGGCACTTCGCGGTGTAGCCATATGTTACCGTTGAGTCCATCGTGCCATAGGTGCGTCCAACCATATCGGCGTGCTATGTCGGCACAGAGTCGAGCGGAAGCGTTCATGCACGCTTGCGTACAAGGTATTCCGTTCATACCCCCTTCGTGTTCTATGCTGATTGTCGAATTGTTCGACGTGAAATTGGCGTCGCTGTAGCTGCCGTCGTTTTCGCTCACGTATTGGTGAATGGCGCCATCCGCGCCGATACCATAGTGCGCACTTGCCTGCGAGTTGGCGTTCAAAAATACGCTATCCGTTCCGGCGAGATGGCCTACCATGATGTGCAGCGTTATGTGTGTCACGGCGTATCCATTGCGTCCATTGTAATGGTTTGGCGAGCCTATCCATATCATGCCGTCCATCATTCCGCCTTATGCTTGTCGTTTGTGGATTGAGCGAAGATCTGCATGAATGGCGCGTTTTTTAATTCGGGATTGATTTCGGTGACGTTTTCGAGGATTGACGTGAGTTCGATTAGACATACTCCGCCGACCGTGCAGACAAACACGGACATTGGCAGTCCTAAATCGATATGCCGGTTCGCTTCGTCGATGAACCATGCCACCAGCACAAGCATGAGATAGGCGAACTTGTGTCCTAGTCCCTCCCGCATCTTTCGCGAACTCAGATTGTCACGCATGATTGCTTTTGCTACGCCAGTAACGTAGTCGATGCTGATAAAAAATATGACTGCAATGGTGCACCATATGTCTGCTTGCGTCATTATTATCCTCACTTTCTTATACCTGATTGCTGCAATAAGCCGCCAAGAATTATGCTGAACTCCGCCTTAATTTGAGGGGCTTCGAATCGTAATCTACCAACGCGATAAGCATTCAATATTTTTTGCGTCATGTCGTCGGAGCGCTTGAGCATCATGCAATCATTATCGACCAGTCTATAGTCAAATGTAAAATCCCTGGTGATTTTAGGCTGTTTTTTCGTGATGATATACAAGACTTCGTCGGTGTCGCTTAGTTGCTGATAGACGTTGAAAAGGCCGTATTCGGTGGTTCTTAACGTGAATGCATAACCGGCGTTGTTAAAATCACTGATGAGAGCATTGGCGTTATCCCTAAAATCGTTATTGATCGCATAATTCGCATAATTTTCGTCGTATCTGCGCAAAAACTGCCCGAATTTGGATGTGGCGACCTTGGCGCTGAATCCGCCGTAATCAGCCAGTTCCACCATGATAAACCCGTCGCAATATCGCTGATATTGCACGCGATTATCCAGCTGCGGTTTTAGATTGATATTGAACGCGCTGAAATACGGATTAGCCAGCGTTACGGCGTTGCTGCACATGATAACGCGAACCCTGTCATTCCAGCGGTCTACCGTGTTGTAAAATTCCTCAAGCGCCGTAACCTCCCCGCCAAGGTATCGCATATTATCGGGAAATATTTCGTCAAAGATTATCGTCCGTACCTTGGGGTAGGCAACTGACTTCACTTGTCCCGCCTGACTAAGGGCGATGAAATACCCCATAATATGCCATGTTGGGCGTGTTTTGCCGTGCTTGTCGTTGGTGGCGTCCCTATCGTCTAACCAGTGGCACTCGGCCTGATTGCCGGATACTCTAAATTCTAGTTCCGGATATTGTTCTGCGATGTCCGCAAACCAAGTTCCTTTATTTTTCTGTTCTTCTGCCGTCCGGCGTAGGTAGATGAATTGCCAGCGTTTTTTAATCCAGTCGCCGATGACCAGTTTTTTGGCACCATAGGTTTTGCCGAGGCCGCGCGCGCCGATGACGAACATCCAAGGCGCGTGATAGGACAGCACGCGCCCATAATCATAGTAGTCGCCCTCGCTTAACAGCCTCTCCATAATATTTATTATACCATACAACAGCGACAACCGGTAGATATCTACCGGTTGTCGCTGCACTAATCGGTGATGTACCGGCGTATCTCCCACCTGCTCGCCATGCTCATTTCACCTGACGCGGTGAACAGATTCGGCCCGTTGCCCGGCCCACCGTGCGATAATGTTTCGTCCTTGGAGTCTCCGGTGAACATTTCCACATGGTCCCATGCCTGAGTATACGCGCCCCAGTCCAGTAATAGCAGGTCGGCGGCGTGAGCCTTGGCGATAGCATCCGACACCGATGTGTCGGAGCTGCCGCATACGCGCGTGCCCTTGCTTGCCATCTGGCCTGTCCATGTGCCCACGTCGATGCCTAGCACGTCCTGATACGCTCTCCAGCATACACTGGAGCAATCGCCGTACCCGCTCGAATCGGGGTCTAATCGCCCCGCGCCCTGCGAATAAGCGTATTTGCCGATACGTGAACGCAGCCATTCCACGACACGTGCCGCGTCCTCGCTGCTGCTGCCGGAACTGGAACCGCCGCCAGTCTGGCCGCCGCCCGGCTTGGTTGATTCGGAAGTCTTGTATACCCATGTCTGTGCGATGCTTTTTACGAAAATGGCGGTACTGTCCCCATTGTAGTAGATAAGGTTATCGCCCTGCAATTGTATCCACGCGGTACTCGCGGGTTTCCCGTCGATGCCGGGCTGGTCGCCTCCCGGCGTGTCGGACGGTTCGGAGGTCTGACCAAAATCAGGCGGCGCGGACGTGCCGTCCCACGATTTCAGTAGATTGTACGCGGTCGTATACCGATTACGGTACTGGCCTAGCACGCCGTCCGCCAAAATCGTGGTGTAAATCAATTCCAGCGTGGCGGTTGCCGAGCATGATGCAAGCACACGCTGCGCCTGCGCGGGTGATTGATGATAGGCGCACGCCCACAGGATGCGTTCTTTCACATTCCTATCAGGGAAACCGAAATTGGTCATAGTGGACTGATATCCGTCCCAATCCGCCTCCCATTGCGCCTCCTGGAATGCATGGTTTTCGTCCCGCTGCGCCCACGTTTTCCACGCATTACCCTCGGCGGTGGATAGGTAGCGTGCCGTCCAGTTGATGTCATTTGCCTGCACCTGCTGCGCTAGTGTGGGAGCCGCCGAGGCGAACGTGTTCCACCCGTCCGGGTCGGCGGTGCGCCCTCGTTCCAAGAGATTGCGGGCGCGACTGCCGTACCATTGCATCATGCCCACAGTGATGGCGTCACCGTAGTTGCACGCGCCCCAATTGCAATTGCTTTCAACCGTGCCGATAACATACATCGCGTATAGTGCTGTATTATCCATGATAATAGTATACCCCACGGCGCGGAACCATAGCCATGCCACCATTATAGCGGCATGGCTATTGTTGTTGGTAGGTCATCACTTGGAGATACGGAACATGCTCAGCACAGCATAGTTGATAGTGCCGGAGATTTCCTTAGTCGTGTCGTTCGACCTGATTTTCAACGTAACCTTGTCGCCAGACGTCAACTTGTAAGGACGACATGGAAAGGCCGCGTATTGTGCGCCACGGATTGCGCCGTTTGCTCCTACCACCATTGACGCCGGAGCCGTCGCCATAATGGAATCGTTTACGTAGACGAGCAATTCGATACCTCGATACGAGTCATCGTTCGTAAAAGTTATCGCTCCGACACGCATGTCCGCCGAAACAAGATAAACGCCATCTTTGGAAACATGCATGCTTTTACGGTCAGTGGACAGAGTGATTACGCCGTCTTCGTCATCAAATGACGTGGTGGCGTCATGCTCGTCAAACACGATTGTCTTCGGCGTCGGAGCGTTCGCGGCGACGGTGAACTGTGCGTTGCTGACCTTCGCCACCGCGACGTTCGCGTGCTTCAGAAACGTGCTGTTGACATATTGCTTCGTCGCGTAATCCGTTTTAATGTCGGCAATATCCGAAGTGTGGCCGTCTATCATGTTTTTGAGGTCAGCGGCCTTAGCGGCCGTGTCGGCATCGAGGGCCGTTAATGCCGTCTTGTTTGCGGTGGCGTCCGAGCTTGCTTTATCCCATTTGGTTTTAGAATGGGTTGCCCCTGACGTGCTATTTACGCCGAGGGCTGTTAGATTGGCATTAATTCCTGCGATGGCGCTGTCTGTTTGCGTGTCCTTGCTTTGCAGCGCGGCAATACTCGCATTGGTGGCGGTTTCGAAACCATCAAGGGCGGACTGTGCGCCGCTCGCCGCCTCTTTCGCTTCATCCGCCGCCGTCTTCGCGTTGTTCGCCGCTGCGGTCGCCGTGATGATATTGGTGGCATTGGCGTACATTTGATTATCGATTTTCGTCATCGCGTCGGTGAAGTCGCCGCGCCATGACGGGCGGTCATTTGGATTGTCGCCAAATGTCGGCAGATTGTAGTGTCCGGTATGCTGTGTGGTAGACATTGTTATTCTCCTCTTTTTTTAGGCTTCAGCGGTACCGACGCGGACGATGCCGTTCGCGTCCTTGTACATCGAATCAAGTTCGGTCGCCGTCAATCCGAGCGTTCCGGGCTGCGAGGCGGTTTTATCGACCTTGCCCGCAAGTCCCGAGGTGAGGGCGGAGGTGGTGGCGAATCCGCTCACGTCCGGGATATCGGTTTTCTTGGCGATAGTGCTCGCCACGCCCAGCGGAGAGCCGGACGTACCGTTACCGGTAAGATCGGCGGTGTGCGACACCGACGTAAGCCCGCCCGCAGAGGCGGATGCGATGTCGTCCGCATTCTGCTTCATCTGCGCGTCAATCTTCGCCATGTCGCCGTTATAATCAACGAGCCACGTGGGGTGGTCAGTGCCGACGAACTGGCTGAGTTCGTAATTCGCCGTCTTGTTAGTCGCAGTCATAGTAGTTATCCTTTCCTATCGAAATTGTCTGCGGTTGGATTGCGTTCGACATATCGGACATCGGCTTCCGTCTGCGTGATGAACGCCATGTCGGCGGGCGGATTCTCCGGCATACTCTTGCCGTAGGGGAATTGTGATCGGCCAGGAAAATCGCCGGGCACGCAATTATCCACGGCGGTTGCCCTCAAGTCGTATTCGCGGGCATTAAGGGTAAGCCCGTCGTATTCCTGAGCGGTGAGCTGCATATCATCGTAGTCGCCCCAGAAAAGCCCATGATTCCGAGAATTGTCGTACATGCCGCCCAACACGTCCCCGAGCGGTTGCGGAATCCCGTAGACCGGCGATGTCGCCGCACCCTGCTGCTCCATCTCATGAATCAGCGCAAGCAATTCCGCACGCAAGTCGGCCATATTCTTGTTAAGCTGGGTTACAGTATCCGCAAGTGTCTTGTCCACAGATGCCGCGAGGTCGGTTGTGGCCTCTTCCAGCTTGCTAAGGTCGCACTGAAGCGTGTCTAGATTATGCTTCAGACATTCGATTAACTGCAATGTCGTCAAGCCGTCCCGATAAGTGAACGGTACGGACGTGGGCACCCCGTCAAACAAGCGTTGCCGTGGAATCAGTGCATTAATGGCAACCATGATTACTTACCCTCCATAAAGTTATGAGTTATGGTAGTTGCTGAAAATTGTATCATACGAACCCCATACCTGCATGAAACACGGTTCAAGGCTCCGCACGACTTCCATGTCCACGTTAATGATGGCGTTCCGGTATTCCTGAATCAAGCTCATGGCGCTCTGACTGCGGCCGCTCACATGGCTCTTGCCTTTTGCATTGCTCGAATCGTGTTGGTAGTCGGTGGCGCTTTGCGCGGTGGTGTGGCTGGCTGAATCCTGTGAACTGGACGCGGTACCGGAACTATCCGCCTGTGATTCGTTCGCGTGGGAGGCGTAGCGTGCGAAGTCGCCTACGACGCCGGTTTGCGGCACGTCACTATCAAAACTCTTCGACGTGGTGGTGCTGGAATTATCCGACTTGGATGTGCTGGAACTGGTCGAATCCTGCGTGCTGGACGCTTTGCCGGACGATTGGGATTCGCTGCCGCTCTCGCTATCCGTGGTCATGTCCATGGAGTCCAACGGATTATATTCCATGTCCAGCGTCCGGTAACGTTCATTGAAATATGGCATGATTTCCGCCATGGTCATTCCCAAGTAGAAAATGAACTGTTGGGCGGTTTCCTGACCAATCTCCCTCAGCGCATAATGGCGAACGATTTTCTCGTTCAATTCCGCACGATGTTCTTCTCGGTAAATCGGATAGTAGTCGGCGGACAGATGTAGCTTGTCAGCCGTGTCGTATCCGAATGCGATAAGATTGCCGAGAGTTTCAGTGTACTCGCCGGGAGTCTCCATAGCATAGGCGGTAAAATCCTGCGTCATTATAGCACCCCTCCGATACCCGCGTCATACGAGGCGGGCATATCGATGTCCGTAGTGCCGCTTGCGCTTGAATCAAGCGCGTTGGGCACGCCGGAGCTTTGCGCGTCCGCGTATTCCACCCAGATATTAAGCTGCGGCCACAATCGGTTAATCTCGGTCGCCGCAGTCTGCCGCGCCTTCAGAAAACTTAATCGGAACACGTCAACTTTTTCATTGGCTTGCGCCACCTCATCGGATATTAGCCGTTCCTTCTTCTCCGTGCCGGAAGATTGAATGCCAAGATATCCCAGCACCTCGTTAGTCACCTGCGCCTTCTGTTGGATGAACTTGTCCAACAAATAAGGCGTAGTGTTCGGCCACGGTTGGAACATGCTGCCGGGGTCAAGCGAATCGTATCCGATGACATAGACCTGACCGTCCTGCCGCTGTTGAAGCATGTTCTGTACGGTGAGTTTTGTGCGGGGGTCGGCGGTGATAATGGTGGGTAGTTTCAGACTCTCCAAGTTCACGTCATACGCCTTGTCGATATCGGCAAGTCGTCGCGCGTACTGCCATAACGTCGGTTTGAATCCGACGCGCATTCGATTGTCCCAAATTGGAATGCATTCCGCCCCTGCTTTGAGCTGCTTGTAGTGGTAGTTGACGCCTACCGGTTCGAAGCGTGTCGGATTATTGTACACGTTCGGTCTGCCCTGATATCCGGCCTGAGTCACGAGGAACCTGCCGATACGCTTGTCTTCGAAAAACAACGCGCAACCGTATTCGCACAGACATATTTCCAGCCAACGTTCATCCACGGTGGGCGGCAATCCGCGCCAACTGAAACGGTTCAATGCGAGTTCCATAAGCAAATGAAGATACATGTCATCAAGTGTGGTGGCGCGTGCTTTCGCGTAGTTGCCACGGGGGTGCAACGCGCCACCAACTCGACTTTTCTTTTTAGACCTACTCATATCGCCATTATATCACTCGTAGCCAATGCCCGGCAGTGGTTCGTTGTCCGCCCAGTCGGTCACGCCGATATACTCCGGCTTGTCCCAAACAGTCACGCCACGTTCAAACATGCCCTTGATGGTCAAGCGGTATTCCTCGGGCAACGTGCCTCGCACATACGCTTCCTGCATCTGCCAGAAAGTGAATTTCTCCATACATTCCAGCGAAGCGGGAGGGGTGACGAAACGCTGGACAAAATATCCATAGCGTAACATGTATTCACCTGCCGCCCTCAACGCGCTTGGCGCACACGTTTTGAACCGCACCAACACACCCATGATTCCGTTGCTTAAGTTGAACATGTCACCACCAAGCGCCCCCGAAGTTGTTGGCGGAGTCAGTTGCATCTGCTGCACCTGAGCGTTGATTCCGGCGATGGCGTTCTGATAATCACCTTGAGCCGCATACAAGGCCAGTCCGTAATTCGCCTGCGACACGACGGCGTTCAGCTGGTTGCCCAGTGCGGTCGCTCCGCTCGCGTAGGCGTTGGCCTGCGATGTGGCCGCCGCATTGGTGGCAATCTGATTCGCCGTATTCGCCGCCGCCGTAGAGTTGGAGACAGCGGCAGACGAATTGATACCGTAATTGGCGATATCCGTATGTGCGGAACCGAGGAACGCGCCGCCAACCGCATTCACCGCACCTAACGGGCTGTGGGATGCGACGGCGTTCAGCCCTCCACCAATGATACCGGCCATACCATTGAGATTGTTGCTCTTGATGTTCTGCTCCACTTGGAGATTAGCCATCTGACTGGTTTGATTTTGTCCTATGGCAAGAGACTGGTTCAGCGAGTTTGCCGTGATGGCATTGGTTGCCGTCCGATTCTCATTTGCCCAGTTGGTCTGCCGCGTGGCGTATTCACGCTGCAATGCAGCATTGGAGTTGACCACGTTAGCCGAAGTCAAAGCCTTCTGCCTAGTCCATTGGGCCGATTCCTGCGCGTAGGCGCGGGTGTACGCGCTGTTCGCCATAGCCAACGCGCCTCCGTTGTTGACCACGGAAAAATGAGGCAAATTGGTGATGCCGAAACTTGCATTGAGCATTTCGCCGCCGTCTATAGGCAAACCCATATCCTTGCCGTCAATGCGCAGCGGAACCGTAGTACTCGCTCCGGCCTCATTGTAGCCGGGAATGTAGAAATTGATTCTTGCGCCGGACGGCGCGTAAGTGTAGGTTTCGCGGACGGTAAGCGTGTCTGATTGGATATCTTCAGGTCGGTAGGTAATGACCGTGCCGTTTAAACAGCTGCATTCGATAACACAGAATGGATAACAGTAGAGTTTGCGCAGATTCCGGTATCGGGCGGGGATGTTGAATTTATTGCGAAAATTCGCAACAGACATAACGTCTTCGTAACGCAAGTCCGAATCGAGAGACGAATTGAAAGAATAGATGTTGCCATATTCCTCGGACACCTGCTGCCCGTAAATCTCCGTAACCCTATGTCCATATCGACTCACGTAATCCTGTGGAATTTTCGGCACCATGTATACGGCACAAATACCTTGGGTTATCCACGGGAACAGCGTGCCAAGTGCCATGATGTTGGCGACATACGCCATTCGATTCTCACAATAATAGACGGAACAGCCGTCCGTCTCCTGCTCGAAGATGGCCCCGGTTGCGGTGGTGAGCTTCGGTTCGGAAGTGGTGCCGGGGTCGTCGGTGAGATTAGTGGTACTGACGACAATCAAGCCGTAATCAACCCAATCGACGCCGCCGCCGTCTATGTCATAATGCCGACCTTCGATAATGCTTCGATATTCCTGTGACGTTGTGACCATTTCACTGCCGGTATCCAAACCTTCAGGAAGCGCCAGATATGTGCGCCCGTAGTCATTCCACTGGCGTTCGTTGGCGACGCCGATATGGCCGCGCGTCACATAGCAGCTGCCAAACGTGACGTCATGCTGGAAACTCTGCCACACGTCCAACATCAAGACCAATTGCGTGCAATGGGCGTTGACGTATTCGACGCGCTGAACGAAGTAATACCATGCGCGTGGCCCCTCCAAACCGGGGTAGTCGTTATAGGCTACGAGATAGTTCCAGTTTGACGCCTCGTTGAATGGTAGTTCGACGCGGGCGGGCGCGTTGAAAATATGCATGGTGGCCGGACGGCATTCCACGCCGTCCAGTTTGTCGAACCATTCTTGCTGTGTTCCACGTGAAACAAACCGCACGATATCACGGTATGAAGCATCCCACGGCACACGGCAGAGTTTCAGTGTCGTGTTTGGCGTCCATTCCGCCCAAGAAAAATTCGATTCCACATAAGGGTTCGCGTCGTCAATCATTGTTGTCCTCCGGTATGGCAAGGCCCGGAGCAATCACGTGGATTACGCTCCGGGCCTTGTCCTGCATCACACCGTGAGAGAGAGTAGCCAACCGGCTACCCTCTCATTATATCACGCGGTCACGGTCACGCTCTTCTTCCCAGACACGCCGAACAGCGTGGCGGTAATGGCAGAGCTGCCTTCTTTGACGCCAGTCACCACGCCCGACTCGGACACGGTGGCGTTCGCCGGAGTGCCGGACGTCCATGCCGCCTGTGCGGTCACGTCGGCGGTACGTCCGTCAATCATGGTCGCCACAGCGGTCGCCTGCGCCGTGCGTTCTACGGTCACGCTCGGAACGGTCACGGCAATCGACGCAATGATGGACGGATTGAACCCGATCACACCGTCTCCGACCACTGGCACGTCCAGAGCTGCGGACACGGTGCCCGGCACTTCCGGCGTCGCCGGATTCGTGTACAAGGCGGTTGCGGTAATCGGAATGGTGGTGTTCGGTTCGTCGAGGCCGACCACCAGCACGCCGGTAGGCGAGATATACGTATAATCGCTCTTCGGTTTGGCGGTGTCACCGATACGATACTCGACCGCGTTGGAGCGGAACGTGGCGGTACCGTCATTGCCGATAGACGTGTCGGCAGTGACTTGCACCGCGCCACCACGCGCCACATCGCTCGGAGTTTCCGAGCCACCGCCATACATGGCGAGCTTGAGCTGGAATGTCGGAGTTTCGGCCTGCGTTCCGGTAGGTGCCACCACGTTGGCTGTAGACGCCGCGCCAGTCCAGAACATGACGGCGGGGGCGAAGCCGGACACTGAAATGATGTGCTGGACATGCAGATAATGGTTGACCGAATTGATGTTGACCGGATTGGTCTGCTGGGTCATCTCATTAATGACCGGAATGTCAATCAGGAACTTGTCAGTAGTCAGGATGGCCTGCACGCCATCCATGCCGAACCTGTCCTGCGGAATGACGATAATCCGGTCGATGGTCGGCTCGGCGTCGGTACGCTGGAATACCGTGGCGAGGCCCTGCACGTCAAGCGCCGACTTGACTTCGGGGGAGCAGAACAATACGAGTTCGTCCGGGCGGGCGAAGGTCGGCATGTGACGGGCGTTGTACTTGGTGGAAACGAATTTAAGCGTGTCGGCCCACGCTCGAATCTGGCGCAGCATGTCACGCGCGTCCGTCTCCGAACTACCCATGTTGTTCAAATCGTTATCCATATGGACGCGCCAATATCCGCCAAGCTTCGCATACTCTACGAACTGGTGGCACAATGCCTCGAAAAGGTCAACTTCAGCCGCGTTGTAACAGGATGTGAGAATCTGCGAAGTGAGTGAAGCCAAACCGTTTTCGGAAGTGAAGGCACGCTGAAGCGTCTTGTCATCCGTGGTCGCAGGATACCAGTGAGCGAAGTCCAAACGATGATAGAGCGAATCCACGTCGATTTTCCACTTGCGGAAGTTGTCCGCGCCGAGATATTCCGCGTTAGGATCATAGACCTGCGCGAGCGGCATTCCCACGGCGATTTCCTGCCACGTGTCGCCATACGCTTGCGACGCACGCTGGAAAACGCTAAGAGGGTTGTTCCAACGCCACGTGTTCACATAGGTGCCGCCGATACGGTTCACCAATGCCGAGTAAAACTCGTTTTTAAGCTGGGTGGACGACATAAGCGTAGCCATCTGCCTATCCATGTTCATTTGAGTGGCACTTGGCATGCGCCGCTGGTATTCCGGCGACGCCTCGTTGCGAATCATGTTCAAGATCTGAGCGTTATTGAATTCGGTGAGCGGTCGAAGCTGCTGCTTCGGCGTCACCACTGGCGTAGTAGTCGCCATGATAGTTATTCCTTCCTAATTGTCAGTCTTCGTACAGGTCGTCGAAAGTGCCGTAGGTGCCGTTATAGTCGTCGTCGGTCATTTCATCCGATTCCGGCGTCGCATCGTCGTCGGGGCCACCGTTCAGCACGTGGTCCGCCGCCGCGTCGCGCATCGCTTCGACGGTTTTGGACAGTTCCGCCACGGTCGCCTCCAATGCGCTCAACCGGTCGGCCATGTCAGCCGCCTTATCGTCGCCCGCGTCTTCAGGTTCGGCGTCGTCCTGCGTTTCAGTTTCCGGGTTCGGAGTATTTTCGTCGGCGTTCGCGTCCGGTTCGGTGTCGGGCGTGGTGTCCGGCTTGTCGTCGTTTTCGGTGTCGTCCATAATCACCCCTTCAAGGTAGATGGCACGGCAGCAATCACGCTGCCGTGCCGGATTTGCTAGGCTGTGCGGGTTCCCTCGCCGTCAATGGGCGTTGGCTACGCACGTCTACATCCGACCGAATCGCCTTACCGATCGCCTACCGGTCGGGCCACTGAATCGACTTGGGACGCACACCCCGCTACCGGTCATTATAGCACAAAAAAACATCCGTCATCGTTGACATGGCGTGACCTCGGTAGAAAATCGTCATAAGGGATAGGGGCGGCTCGATGCACGCCACTCAACCGCATCACCGTGCCACCGTCTGTTTCCACGCCGCAGTATTTGCGATTGCCAAGGATGCGGAGTTTTTCATAGGTGTGGTCGTTTTTCCACGCGCCCAGTTTCTTATCGTCCGTTTCGATATCTGCGGGCGCATCCAGTCCGTCCAATATCATGCCGTCTGTGTCGGCGTAGAGCACGCGGTCGGCGTTCGCGTTCATCGCGCGTGACAGTATTTGCCGACCGTAGGCGTTGACATATGCGGCGGTCGGCAGCCATGCGAGCGAGTTGGCCGACTCGGGTTTGTCCACAGTAAAGTCCACGCCGCCGTCGCCGGAAGGTTTCGGGTGCAGCATTGGCCGATAAAGCGAGGCTCCGAATTTTCCTACCAGCGAGTTTAACAATAGTTTCGCCATTTGCCGACGCTCGCCGGTTGCGGTTTGTTTCACGTGGAACCATTTGTCAACGTAGTTGTAATAAAGTCCATGCGATTTACGGAATTTCCAGCCGCCCACATGCTCCCACGCATGGACGTCATAGTTTTCCGTCAGGGTTTGCCAATCCACGTCGGTCACGGGCATGGTGACGACGCCTAGCGTGCTGTCCATACGTTCGCCCTCGTACCCCCATACGGGTAGGATGTTGGTGAGTGTCGCCGTTTTTCCCGTTTTCAGCCGCGCATCAAACGAGACAACATCGATATGCAACGGATAATCAGCGTCATAACGATATTCCCCCTCATACCAGACCGGAAACCCTACCGGCATGGCAAGGTTACGCATAATGCTCGGATAGAGGCTATTCACGTCCCAACTCTTGCAATCCCGATATTCGCCCGGTCTACTATACACTATCGCCCCATAGTACGCGCGGCGCATCCGATGATAATCATCCTTGGACAATGGAGGGAAGTGCCGTTTGAATCCTGCGTAATCTCCCCCGATGTAATCGCCCATCGCCATGGACGCTATGGTTGTGCCTTTGAGCTTCAGGGCGTCGCATTCCTGTGCGATGTTCCACGTGGTTTCCAAGTCGTCTACGCCACCAAACGTTTCACGTGAAACATTTAGCCCGTCATCGCGTGTGATGTTGCGCACATCCAAAAAGTCCACGGTAATACCGCCCATCCGCACACGGAAACTGTAGAAATGGCCGCGAATATTGAAAGTGCCCCAAACTCCATCCTTGGCCGGATTCGATTGCAATGGCAGTCGTTTCAATAGTTGAGCGGCTATAGGCTTGATGTCTTGCCATCCGTGAGCGCACCATACGCGCGTATGGTGGTCAAGCATGGTCAACCGAATGACGGCGTTCGCCGTTAATGGCGTTATGCCGTCATCCGTCAATAATGTTGCGCCGTCTGTTGCCGCCGTTCGACGCTCTCTCATAATTCCATCCTTTTAGTGTCTTGCTGCGCTGGTCATCCATTCATCAAGTCGTGTCTCTACATCTCCCGCGTCCGTTTTAGTCTCCCATTTATGTGCCTTATCATTGTACCACGTTGCTTCGCGTACTACGGTGCTGAAATTCGTGTTGTTTATCAGCCATCGTTTTTGTCGGTTCGATAGAGAAGCGAATCTTTGAGCGACGCTAGAGTCGAACGCTTCGAGTTGCTGTGCGACTTTATCAAAATCCGAAACACCCTCGTTCTCGGGAATCCGCCTAGTTCCCGCACGCAACGGCGCACGTCCTACAAGTCCGGCGTATTCAAGTATCTCTCGCTCAAGTTTCCTACGGCTCCCCTCTCGAATCATCGCACGCGCATGGCTTATCCCACGCTCTGTGCCGAAAACGTTCGCACGGCTCCGCGTGAGTTCGTCGCGCGCCGAACCGCCGACCGTGTGAGTGCCCAGCACATCGAACGGAGATTCCCCGGCACGTTCCATCTCACGCATTTCACCTACGGTATAGCGGGCCATAGTCAAGGCTTCGAATTGTTGGGCACGCTTGATTTTCTTCCGTGCCTCAACTCGGCGACGCTGCTGCTGCCGCAATGTTTTCCGACGCTTCGACGGCGCGGCGGCAATTTCCGCATCGGTAATCAGCGGACGCGCGGCTATCTCACGATCAAGTTTCGTGACATGGACGTCGGGAACAACCTGATACGGCTCGTTATCTCGTGCTCTTAAAGCCTGCTGTTGTTCTCCAAACTCCTGCCCGACACGGCGTGCTACCTGCTCAAGCTGCTGGGCACTGAGATTCCCCAAAAACGTTTCGGTGATTCGCTTGGGGAGATGTCCTGTACTGTAGTCTCTGACTGCTCGTTCCCGGCGTACCTGTGCCGACCTGATTGCGGCGTTGCGTTTCAGATTGTCAGCGCGTCGGCGGTTTTTGCGTTTTGCCACGGTTCCCCCTGTGAGTATGAAACACCCCTCGCCGCAAGGATGGAAACGGCGGGGGGTGAGTCTGGCGGCAACATCCCTATAGGGACGTTGCCATGATATCATACGGTGTGGACAATAGTGTTACTTGCGCTTGTTTTCCGACACTAGTTCAAGGTCGAAGAACTTATAGCCACGGCGACTTTTCTTTTCCACCACCTTGAGGGCAAGTGGCTGACTCCACGTGTCCGGCGTGCCGAAAATAGCGAACAGATTACCGAATGCGTGCGCCAGCGTAGGGGAGGCGGCGGCAAAGTCGCCCTCTTCCGCGTGAATAACCACGCGGGTAGAAGAGTTGATTTCGCCAGTCTCCTGGTTGGCGACTTCAATGGCCTGCGCCAGCACGTTGGTAACATGCAGCGGTTCATTAAGGTGTTCATCCACCTTGTCGGCGGTCTGCATGGCGTTGTACAGCGCCATCTTGCCGTCCATCGTGGAAGTATCGAAGAAGTGGGATACGGCGTTGGTGCCGTTCGCGGAAAAGTTGTTGCCGTTCGTTACGGTCAGTTCGTTGTCAGCCATTAGTGTTGCCTTTCCTTATAGGTGTTATTAATTATTTTCCTCGGTGATGATATCATCTTCGACCACGTTGCCGTTAACCGGCCCCGGATAGTCGGTAATGGTATCATCTCCAAATTCACAATTAGCCCAATAAATCGCTTCATCCATGCGCGTTTCCTGCGCATGATATTCGGCGGACATTGGTAGCATGTCCTTGTTAATTTTGCGGGCTTTTTTCATAGCCATGTCAGCCGTACGGCACGCGCCATTCACGACCACCTCGGTATCAACGAGTTCGCCGTTCTCACCGCGCGTGATGCCGCGCACGATACTGTAATGCTTGACTCTCTTGATGTATGCCATAACCATATCGCCTTATCTTATTGTTGCTGCTGTTGTGACATTCTTGCAATGTCTTCATCAGTATACCGCACGTCGGTGAGATTGTCAAAACATCGACACGCGATTTTGACAACGGTCTGGGCAAACTCATTGTCATTCCAGACTTTGCACATTTCATAGCATGTCGCACCCTTGACATGACAGACGGCGCACCACGCCACCATTGCCGGTGCATAAATGACGCCGCCCAGCATTTCAATATCCTGAGTTCGCGCCAACGCGCCGATACGGGATGTGCGGGGGGACAGTGATAAGCAAACGTTTGCCGCATGTTCGATGCCGTCAGCAAACGCCACTTGCGCACCTTGAGGCTTATAAAAGTACTTGAGAAGTGCTATACTACGGCATAATGTTTCCCAATCACCCTCGCCTCGATTGTATTCACGCAAGTGCAGATTACGGCGACGCCCACGAATGACACGACGCACACGGTCGTCATCCAGCACGCCGTCATCAAACCAGTTTGTACGTTTTTCGCTTTTATCAGAATTCAAATTCTTCAATTTCATAATTAAAACTCCAATTCATCAACAAAATTACTATCGCCGTACAGCCACATGACCGCCCACAATTGTCGGCTAGGGCAGCGTTTCGGCGGATTATGGGCACCACGCTTATGCCGCACGCCAGCCCAAAACGCGCGCAGACGCCAATACACGTCAGCGTCAGGACAATCGCCACAAGTCCATGAATGAATCCAACCACGAAAATACACGACTAATTCCTTTCCAATAGAGGCGTGCGGGCAATGTCGATAGCGTCCAGCATAAGAGCCGCAATCTGAGAGCTATCGGCAGCGTCGTATACACACGATGCCATGAAGTCGCAAAAAACGGTTGGAGTACGGAACCCAACAGTATATCGAAGCACGTACCGGTGGCTGTGAGGACAATACCACAGGCGCACACCACCGCCTACAAACGGCGACGCAAACACGGCAACATTCATATCATTCCTACACATTTTTCAAAATCCTTCCCCAATCACATTATACCAAAAACGATAACAACACCAACAATGCACACGCAAATAACAAGCACCGAAGCGAACATATCAAACCCCAAACTGCAAAGCTTGCTCTACAAGACGCGCATTCAATTCCAATTTATCCATATGTTCGATAAACGCCACACCCTCATTTAAATCAAACGAACTGTACACGCTCGTCCAGTGTCCGCAAATACCGTCCCAGACATAGAAATTATAGTGTGGCGCGTAACCGCCGTCATCGTTACGATACTCCCAGCGGAACCGCCATATGAGATTAGTCTTCATATCAGCGACGTTGAACTTACCTTGACTCTTCACGATCATTCTCCTTTCCTGCTCGTACGATAATACCGCAAATCGCCCACCGCCTTGTACGGAATATCATCCATATCAAGACTTAACCCCGAAAAACTCAAAAACCGAGATTCAATTATTCGAGCTAAATCCGTTCCATACACACGCGGAAGTGAAAAATACACCACTTCATCACCATAATACACAGCAGCATTGTGAACGTATTGATCAACCACGATAATAACAGGCTTATCAGTTCCCATATCACTCGCCCTTCCTATTTGCACGATAATAATCAACGGAACCATCCGTCCGCCAATACTCCAGATTAGACAATTCCACGCCCGTTGCCCTGCGCAATTCACGACGCGTACGCGCCTTCACACCCTTGACAGTAACGGCATTACCCATCGAGAAATAATGTGCGGCGTTGCAGTCAGTGAATGCCACCGTTATGGAATTGGACCACCAATCAAACGAAACAACGGTGTTCATTTTATTTTCCTTTCCCTCGAAGCGGACAACTACAGTATAACACACACCAAAAAACAACACACCAAAAACACACAAAAAAACGAAGACAAAACAAGGCAAGGAAACGAGCACAGAAAGAGCGGGGATGAAAAACACAGAAAGCAACAGCAACACAAAAACACACAAAGCAACAGCAATGCAAAACACAGGACAGAGCAGTTATGGAAAAAGGATAGCTGCTGGGGCCCCTCCCCTCC